TAACATTACCTGTAACATCACCTGTAACATTACCAGTTAAACTTGCCGTAACAGTACCTGCGGAAAAGTTACCACTAGCATCTCGTTTTACTAGTCTTTCTGCTGTGTTTGCAGAAGCTAGTGCAGAAGAAGCAGACGAAGAAGCCGCGTCCGCATGTCCAGACGCTGTAGTTGCAGAAGACTGAGCAGAAGTAGAAGAAGCACTTGCTTGAGTTGCAAACTGCTCTGCCGAACTAATGCTCTGTTCTGAAGAATCTTGATAGTCTTTATAAAACCCTGCCATTTGTCATCCCTGTGGTAGTACGCCTAAAGTTGAACCAGAGAACTCAGCTTGTACTGCCATGTTCTCAATCTCAGCCGCCGCTCCTCTAAACTTACCTTCAAAAGCAGAAGCTTCTTCAGGATTCTTAGTATATAAAGAAAGCTCAGCTAAAGCGCCGTATATTAAAAGGTCTGTTCCATGTTCTACAAACCAATTAGAATCTGTATCATTTACTAAAGGGTCTACAGAAATATAATAATATAACTTAACTTCGTTTACTGAAGTGTTAATAGGAGAAACAAAGAATTTGTTTTGTTGTCTTGCAAAGTATTTAGGAAGTCCATCCCTATTTAAATTACCTACAACAAAAGGTAAGTCTTTACGCTCTAAATCTATAGTCTGCCCTGCTGAAGTTATAGATAAAGCCTTTGCTTCTAAGTAATCAGTAGGGAGGTTAATAGTACCATCAGAGTTAATTGATCGTGTTACATAACCTTCAAGAACAGGAATACGCAAGACACGATTAGCTCTGTCTTGTGCTAGGTTAATAAAAGAGTTAATAGTAGCGTCTGAAATATCTGTACGGTTGCTCCAGTCTTTTACAAGAGTTCGGAGTTCACCTAAGTTATTAGCCATTATATATTTCCATAGTCTGTTCTAAGTTTTAAGTAATCTCTACTACGTAGGCGTAGCATCATCTTTGCTTTTAAGTCAGGGTCTCGGAATAATTCTTGCATTGTGCAGTTCCATTCTTTACACCATGCGTTAATTACATTAAGAGGGATAGAAGCTACCTTACGTCCCCATGTATCACCGCCAGCGTGACGGTTAAGGTTGTTGTCAGCTTCTATTTTGTTTTGTTCAAATATACTAGAATAGTCTTGTGTAGTACCGATACTGATAGTATCATCATTGTTTTGAATGATATGGGTTTTAACGTCAGACATGGATACTCCTATAAATAAGAAAGCCGAGCTACCCCGAAGGATAGCCCGACAATATAGACTAACTACTAAACACTAAGGTCTCGAACTACACCAGAAGCGGCTTCGTTCTTAGAGCATAAAGTATACTCAACCAATAATTGCTTAGACTCAAAGTCACCTGTCTTAGCTAGGTCAGTAGTTTGGAAGTCACGGTAGTAATCTACAGACCACATATCAGGCTGAAGGATTAATACAATGTCATTCTGCATCAAGCGGTTAGGTACAACATTTAACTCGCCGTAGTCAGAAACGTAAACGTCTACTGCGTTGATGTACTTCTTAGCTTCAGCGTCAGTAAACTTACGAGAGTTTGATGTGTTTCCATCAAAACCAGTGATAGCCGCTTTTTGCTTAGCACCACACATTAGGATTGATGGATCGCCACCTGCTACCCAAACGTCTTCAATAGCTTGGTTTAAGATATCATCAGTAAGAGCGCGATCAGTACCTGCTGTATATATACCAGTACCATCCTTAACTACGACAGGAGTACCCGCACCGTCATTAGGAGCTACACCACCTGTTCCTACAGAACAGTTAGTAGCAAGCCATGAAGTAACAGAAGATAGCTGACGAGCTGTACCACCTGCCGCACCTGCAACCTGTGCTTTGTCAGTACCAACTAGAGTCTTCTCCATGTCACGTTTTAGTTCCATACCTTTCTTGGCAAGTTGATATGCCATTTCTGATGCACGACCTGCGGCATCAGCGGCTTCATTAGAACCAGAAACGCTTACAGTTTTAGAAGCGATTTGAGTGTAGTTACCTACGCGAGTTGTTGTAGCACTAACAGCGGCAGGAGCAGTTGCACCTTCAGCTACTGGAGTATCAGCGGCGGCGGCTAGATCATCTACTTGCCACTCGGTGTACGTGCTTTTAGTTGATCCTTTACCTACGTTAGAGATAAAAGGAGTGTCAGTTGGAGAAATGTTATAAATAATATCCGAAAGATTCTCACGAATACCTTTAGTTCCGTATGTTTCAAAGACTGGATTAGCCATAATTAAATTTCCTTATAAATAAAGTTAAGAGGTTAGAGACAGAATGGCACTTGCCGCATCTGTCACTTTGCCAGAGCGTTTGAGCTTTTGTCGTTGTTCCTTAACGGCGCGAGCTTTGCGTGTTTGTGCAGTAGCAGGTGAGGACGCTTTTACTTTCTTCTTAACAACAGGTTGTCTTTTCTTCTTGACGGTTGCCTTCTTGCTAACAAGTTCATCGTATAAACGTGCCTTATTAATTACTGATACATCACGCGCTGATATAACATTGCTTAGATCAGAATCAGAATAACCCTGTTCTTTAGCATAGTCAATAACAGACTTTTGAAAATCAGGAGAAACCCATTCAGGTATTAAACTTGAAAGCTTCTCTTGTTCTTGGTGTACTATCTTAGCACGTTGTTCCTGATGTTGTTTGTCAGCTTGTGCTTTAGCTTGTTGAAAACCTGCAACACTTTGTCGTAAGTTATCTTCAATGTCTTGAACACGTAACTGCTGAGTAACATAACTAACAGGATCAGCTTCTTTATCAATAGTACCTAACAGTTCTTTAGCCTTATTAACCTCCGCCATTTGATTAGTAGCGGCTAGTTCCATAAGTTGCAGATACTGCTGTCGCTCAGCGTTAAGATTAGTCTTTAGGTTATCAATCTCCTTAGACTCTTCTTGTAGCTTCTGGACACGCTTAGTGTAATTCTGTTCGAGTTGGTATCCTTTCTTTAACTCTTCGAGGTTGACTTCGTACTCTTCACCATCTACTTTAACAGTGTGAAGATCACCTTCATTAGTCATCTCTTGAGCTTCAGACTCTTCTTCCTCTTCGTCAGAATCCCCCACTTCAACGTCACCTTCGTCTTCTTCCGTTTCGACTTCGGTATCTTCCTCTACTTCAGCTTCGACTTCCTCGTCTACTTCTTCGGTAGTGACCTCTTGAGTTTCCTCTTCGAGGGTTTCTTGCTCTAGCTTCTCTTCCTTCACTTGCTCCTCAGGGGAGGGATTCAAAAGTTGGGCTACTGCGTTATCTAAACTTGTATTGTTAGTGACATCCACGTTGGGTAGTCTCCTATATATTATCTATGTATATATTATACCATACTTTAAAGTAAATGTAAAGAACTATTTTACTTTTTGTTGGTACTCGTAATTACTTACATATCCTTCTATTACATCTTCAACCATTCCTATGGCTTTCTGTATGTACCATAGCTCATCACGTTCATCAATTTCTTCTGACTTCGCCCAAGCTATCGAGATGTTCTGTTGTATCTCCTCAATGGCCTCGTTTAAGAGACCACCTCTTAGGAGTTCGCGGGCTACTTGAGCCTTACGTTCTGCGTCCATTATTCACCACTCATCTTTAGTTTACTATCGCCAATACCTACTGGTCGTTTCTGTACTGCCTCAAGTCCAAGTTCTGCGGCTTCTTTCTTCTTCATCCATTCAAACTTCTCACGCTCGAACTTCATGTTCTCTAGTTTGATTTGTAGTTCTGTTTGTTTTAGCTGAGCCTCTGCTTGTTGTGCCTGAGCCTGTACTTGCTTCAACTGAGCGTCAGCCATGTCTTTCTGTGACTCACCCTGTGCCGCAATCATATCTGGGCTTGGTTGTGGCTCTGGTGGTTTAACCTGACTAGGATCACCAATAAACTTAGCAGGGTTACGATAACCTGCATTCTTAATAAACTCACTCGCTAATGAATGAATATGCTGTGGTTGTATTAGGTAACCACCTTGCGTCTCACCTATACCACGAAGCATTGTTGCAATGTTGTTAAGATGCATTAGCTGTTGATCTTTGTTCTGATTACCTAAACCAACAGTCACTGCCATATCATATCTATCTTTCCAATCATAAGGAGCAACAGGAACAAACCTACCACGTAGCTTGACAATATCTACTTCTGTGTTATTTGTACGTGACAAACGATATAGCTGTAAGAATAATTCTTTAACACCTGTCTCAGCAAAGATGCGAGCAATAAGTTGTATCTTTTCTTGAGAAGCTGTCATTACTTGGTTAACTGCTGTAGCCGCTGTGTTAGATGTTAATGCAGAAGGGTCTAGCCCTTGATTCATTCTAGATACGCCTACACGGTCTTCTCTTTCCTTGTCTAGCTCGTTTAGGAAGGGGAAGGTAGCCTGACCTAGCTGTGGAACTGGAAGCTGTCTAACAGCACCCTGTACCTTCTCACGAACAATACCACCAATACGGTTGTCAATAAGGTCTTGTAGGTTTACTTGATTCTCTACTGCGGCATATCTACCTGCGTTAGATAGAGCTAGGTTATCAAGAGTATGTCTCCACATCTTGCTTCTAATCTCTTGAATGTCTTTAACAAGATCAGCAACACTAACACCAGTAAACTTATGGGGCATCATAATAGGAGATAAGTTAATAACAGGAATAGTACCTACTTCTTCTTTCTCAAGAACAACATTACCTACCATGTGTACTTCAAAGAGTTTCATCTTTTCTTCAGCTTCATCAAACGCTTTAACCCAAGCCTTGACATATTCAACTTCTGTGTTATTGCCAAAGTCATTAGCTTCTTCTACGTCTCCAAACCTAGCGTCTTCTACTTGATTCTTTATAAGGCTAGAGTGGTGTCCTGCTGATACATCTTCACGACTAAAGCCATAGTCTATGAGTGATCCGATGCTAACCTCTTGAACTCTCGCAACGAAGTCGGCATCCTTAATGCTCTTACTTCTTGCCTTAATCCTAAACTCAGAGGATGGAATATTGTCAACGACTGGCCTACCACGATAGTTGTCACGGCGTACAGTAACATCGTAGAGGTTAGGGTCTTCTTCATTAACTTCCTTGTTGACAATTTCTAAGTTCTCATCTTCTTCTAGTGCTAGGACTTCACTGTCCTCGATACCTACAAAGTTTTCAATATCACATAATTCATCTTGTGTCCAACTTACTTCTACCAAACCGTTCTTCATTAGAAGAGCATCTTTAAACCATGTGTATAATACGTTAAATCCATCACACCGTTTATCAAATATATAGTTTAGATAGTCGGTAGCCTGTTGTGCCGCTTCCTCATCCTCTGCACCTGTAGGCTCAAACTCTACAAACGTATCCCCCGAAGCAAACACCTTCATCAGTGAAGGCATAATACCCTCAACTGTTTTTAAAGTATCTCTAGTTACTACAGAAGAAAAGCCATCCTCTTCATCACCAAATGGTTCGCCATAGTAATAGTCAAGTGCCTCAGCCTGTTGATCGGCTAAGTCTCCGTTAGACCATGAATCAGCAGAAGATAATTCTCTTCTTACAATTTCTGATAGGTCTTCATTTGTAATAGCTTTATCCATCTATACGTTACTCCAGTTTTTAATAGGGAGAGACTGATCGCTGTAATCAGCCCAGTTCTGTGATTTACCTGCTACTGCAAACTGAGCGCACATTACTGCGTATCTCGTAGCACAAATAATATCATCTTTTATTGGTACAATCTTTCCATCTTTTCTGTGGTATGATCTAAACTCTTTAAACCATTCTTCTAAATGTCCAAACACTTTAAACCTTCCTGTCTCCATGCGCTGTAGCATTTCCATAATAGAAGGTTCTATAAAGTTGTTACCCTTACCAGTGTCTCCAGAAGCCTTAGGGTTACGCGCCCAATCGTGCAACATGTTGACACCTTGTTCTCGATACTGTTCAGCAAGACTCACTCCGCTTCCCTTATCGCTTTGTAAGCCATCCTTAGGCCACGCCACTGGTATCCAATGGGGTCGTTGCTTAATCGCCGCAGAATGAATTATAGCTGTCTCCTGACGATTAGCGTATACATCATAGATATAATACGTATCGCTTTCATCATCAATAGCAATCCAAGCTACTGCTGTGGGGTGGTCATAACCAAAGTCAAGACCTGCAATTCTTTTCCAATGATCTGGTATTTCAAAAGGGTCAACGATAAGCTTGTCTTCTGATACAGGGAATACAAGACCAGAACCAAATACAGGTATACCTTGACTACGTAGCTTACGTTCGTGTGGAGGATACTGAGCCAGTAGCTGTTCTTTAGTTTCTTCATCTAGGTGAGGAGCATCGTCCCACGTAGCTTGTATTAGTCTCTGCCCTGCTTTGATGTCATTCATAAACTGGTTTACAACAGGAGTCATACCGTCCTCTGGAGTAAACGTCATCATTACGAATCCGTTAGTTGCTACAGTACGTGTGATACACTGGGTGTAGATATTAGAGGGTGGTTGCTCATCAAGCCAAATCCAATCTACTGGTCTGCCATAGAACTTCTCTTCACCCATCTCGTAAGACTTAAAACCAATACGAGACCACCCATCAGGGTTACCATTCTTATCGTGGTGTTGAACCATGACACTATCGTATGTGTTACCTGTTGCACCTCTACGTCTGGTCTTCTCACCAATCATAGACAGGTTAACCATACCTGTACCCCAATCACTCTCGCTTTCAGCAAGACCAAACAATTCTGTCTGTAGGATATCTCTGGTGGTGTCGTTAGATACACCTGCCGCCCAACAGTAGATAGGCTTATCAAACTTCTTACCTTCCCACCAATCAGGATAGATACCTGTCAAGTGACAAGCTGTAATGTAAGCACCACTAGTAGACTTACCAATCTGGTTAGCACACATTGCCAATACCTGATTGGCTTCATCAGTGGCGTTAGCTAATCCCTTCTGCCACTCGTATAGATCAAAGTGATCCTTCTTGTTAAACTTAACTCTTTCTTTCTGTTCCTTTAAGAGTTCAAGAAGTCTAACTTGCTGATCCTTTGGTATCTGTGAAAGCTGTTCTGGAGAAAGGTCTAGATTCACTCTTCTTCTACTTCCGCATCGATGACAGGGTTCTTGTTAAGGATAGCTAATAATTCTTTCTGTAGTTCATCATCCTTGAGGTCTTTAGCTTCTTTGTCTGTAACAACCATCTCCATAGGCTTATCATACCCTGCTCTGTACAGGATGTCCTGCTGTGCCTTTAGCCTTATAGACTCTTGCTTGGCTGTCTGAGCTAACTCAATGATACCTGTTAACGCCATAGGAACATGTGAACCTATACGTTCTTTTACCATTGATTCTACTAGTCTCCAGTTATCACGTAAGCGAGACATTGCTGTCCCTGCGCTTTTAGGTGAATAACCTGCTTGTGTCCACGACTGTCTTGCGTTACCAGACTCGACATAGTTCGCAACAAACTGTAGGAACTGCTCATTAACATTGTACTCATCAGGGTCGCTCTTCTTGAGTAGACGCACTTTCTTTCTCATATCTTTATCAGACATTTGCTACCTCTAGCATCGCTGTCGTTACATGATCGAAATAGATGGTACATGCACGACACCGTGTTGTTATAGACGATGACAATTAGCTATAAGGTTGTTTGTATATAAATATAAACAATCAACTCTAATTGTCTTTAATTAACTTTATAGTATATTATACCACACTTTAAAGCAGAAGTCAATAGGGAGGTACATGAAAGTTTCATTATCTCGCCAGAGAGAGCATCTAACCTTCCCCCCAGTCGGCATAGTTGCTACAAAGGGGGTGGGGTGACCAAAACAGCCTGACCAGTCACGCCTTTATAGTCACAATGAAGTTTTACAACGGCGCGTGTGTGTGCTAGTGAAGCGTTGCCTAGTGCATCAATATATATTGATATATAGTACCTGTTAAGGTTATAACCTATTGTAATGACTAGGCATAACTTTATTACTACAAGTAATGCAAATAATTATAACTTTGTTATAAATAATTGAACTTTTTAGGTGGTGATATTGTCTAAGATATGACAGCGCTTCAAAGCGCC